AAACGAAATCGAGATCGGAATGTACACGGTCGAAGGCGTGATCTACAAGGTTCAGCGCGCGGTGCACGGTTCCGGCAACCTGTACGCGAAGCGCTGGGATGCCGAAACGGAAAGTTTTGACATCGAGCGCGGCGCGATCCGCAAGATCCGCGCCGAGCACCGGATGTCGGTAGACGAAGCGGGTGCCTTCGGCCTCATCATCAGCGCTTGCGCACACTGCGGCAAGACACTCACCGACGAAGAGAGCATCGCTCGCGGTCTCGGGCCGATCTGCGCTGGGAAGTACTAAGGGGACAACTTGAATCAACCGGGTGAGACGAGGGCTCGCGGCTTCGGCCGTGAGCCCTCGCGGCATTGGCGCGACGACGCTTCGTGTAGGAACCTCGCTGATCAGCACTTCGACCCTTGGGATTCCGCAGACAACGCCACGCAGCCGACCGCGACGGCCGCGCAGATCTGCGGTACGTGCCCGGTCCGTCTGGATTGCTTGATCGAAGCTATCGCCAACGTCGAGCCGTACGGCACGTGGGGCGGTCTCACCTGGCAGCAGCGGAAGAAACTCATTCGGGCACGCACACGCGTGCGCTGCCCTATCTGCACGGGGACATTGCTAGCAGTCACGAGCGTGCACGCGCAGGCGTGCCTGTCCTGCGGCATCACCTGGCGGACCATCGCGTCTACTCGTAATGGGCGAGCCACGACACGGGGATATCAGTCCACGATCCCGACACCGCCTGCGACTGGTATACGAACAACGTAAATCCGGTCGTCGTGATCACGGTAGCTCGGGATTCCCACCGAGCAGTAGCGCCCGCGCTTGAATCGATGTTGGTCAGCACTGTCGGTGCAGTCGGAAACGTGAAGCCGAAGTTCACAGCGACTGTGAAACTGCTGACCGCAGCGAACGTGACGAGCGTCGTGCCGCGTCGTGTCCAGTTCTCTAGGTTCGTGATCGCGGTCGAGTTTGCAGTGATGCTGTTCGTGTTATCTGCGATGTTGTCGGTATTGATGTCTACGCGGGATTCAATCGCCGCTAGCGCACTGTCGACTTGAATCGCCAGGATCGGGCTGCCGCCCCCTGGTCCGCCTGTGAGCGTGGTGCCGGGTAGCGACGTCGGCGACTCGTACTCGAAGTTGTAATTCGAAGTGTTCGGCATAGTTCGTCCCTAGATGAACGACGGACCGAAGTACGTAGCAGTGATACGCACTTGGTTGTCTGTGGCGATAGTCGACGTCGAGTTCATGTCGGTCAAGTTGATGGTTCCGTTCGTGTTGATCACGCACGCACCGGACGTCAAGCTGGCGTGCAGCAGCGTCTGAATCGACTGCGACGGACGAGCGTCTACCTCCGTGATCGTGGCGACGAGCGGATCGCCTACGACGTTGCCAGTGGACGTGGCGACGATGTCTGCGCCGGTCCGCTGATATTCGATACGGATCATGACCATCGGACCCCATCGCCGGTACAGCGCTTGCGTAAGCGCGAATCCAGCGGCCGGAGTGGTCGTCAACGTCAACCATCCGGTGTCCGACGCAGTTACCGCTTGCAGTGCCGCGATGTCGCCTTCAGCGGCTGCGACACGTGCATCGATTCCGGCGATCACGATCTCAACTTGCTCAGCGAGGATCGGCGACGAACCGTCGATGTCCCCTGTCAGCGTCACACCAGGCTTGGACTGCGGGGTCTCGTATTCGAACCCGTATGTAGGCGTCTGCGGCATTAGCTCACTCCCACGTGGATGATGGTCGATTGACGGGTCGCGATGTTGAGCGCCGCGTTCACGGTGAGCGGGATCGTCACCTTCTCGACGACGTGCATCTCACGGGTTCCATCGTTGTAGACCACTCGTATGACATCGTAAGGCTTCAGTGCGGGATTCGGTACCGCAGATACCCCAACGTCGTACGCAGCGCCTAGGAACTGCCTCAGGAGGTTTACAGCGGCATTCTCGGCTTGCACTTGCGTCGTGATGAACGCCGACGAGTAGAAGCGCGGCACTTGGCCGAACGGACCCCCGAAGAATGTCGGACTGGATTCCTGCGCGTTGTACGCGACGGCGCGAACCGGTGGCATTTCGTCGGTGCCTTCGCCAAGCACAACCACAGCGTTGTACACGCCGTCGCGGGACAGCGAACGGTCGGCTTTCACCATGACGCCACCGGGACCGGCGTTCACGATCCAGATCGGTTCGTCTTCGTCGGGGATCGTCTCGAACACGAGACGACCTTGCCCGTCCCAATAGAAGATTTTCCCAATGCCGTCAGCGAGCGTCTTCAAGACTTCGAACCGCGACTCTTCGGCGATGAGCGACCGACCGAGCTGTGAATCATCCGAATCGTCGTCGAAGATGATCGTCGCGTCGGGGTAGATCTCTAGGACGACTTCGTTGACGATGTCGCCGACCGTGGTTCCGATCAGCCATTGACGTGGCTGTAGGAATCGCGAATCGATGATCGTCGCCATGCGGTCGTCGAGCGTGAGCCCGACCGGACCTTCCGCCGCGTCTCCCTGGTCGACTTCGGAGATGCGGAAGTACCCCAGCGGAGCCCACAGCACACCCGACCCGCCGAGATCGACGCCGCGAGCGAGAAACACCTCTGAGCCGTACGGCGCTAGTGAGAGGTCGCGCGCCTTAGGCCACTCTTCCCCAAGCGTGACAGACCCCGATGACCGGATGTCGGCCGTCGCATCCATGTCTACGCTGCCGTCGATCAGTCGCATCGTGCGACCAGTCGGCGTCTCGCCATCTTGGTAACCGTCGACAGCGATGCACAAGAACTTCGCAGTGTGCGAGCCCTTGACGACGTCGGCGAAGTCGGCAGCGGTCACCATTACGTCTGTCGCCCTTCAAACCTGCGCACCATGACACGAGTGAACCCGGCTCCGGTGTTCCGCGCCTCCAGTGTGAAAGTGACGGTATGGCCTGGCAACACTGTCGTACCCCACCCCGGGATGGCGAACTGACCGTTTGCCGAAGGCGATCCCGTGAACACAACAGTGCCGTTCGCCAGCAGCCTCCAGTCGGTCACACCTGTCGCACTGATACCGATGTCATACGTCACTTCCGGATGCCAGACAACCGGCCGACCCTCATAAATCGATACGTACGCTGCTGATGCGGTTGACGGCACGAACACGGTTCCAGTGATCATCGCGTTCACGGTCGGTGCGAGATGGTAGTACAGATACGGCCGTGACAGGCCCGTTTGCGTAGCCCCGTCAGTAGCGAATACTTCATGTCCGCTGCGGTCACTGATTGTCAGGTAGTCGTTGTTAATGATCCTTATGGCGGACTGATTGTCCGACTCACCGTAGTACAGAATCCACGACGGGTCACCGTCCGATTCTTTGCCGAAGAAGGCGAGTGAATCGCCGTTCTCCGTCACGAACCGAAAAATCTTCGCTGTGACGCTGATGTCGGCGACGAACTCGCCGGGGTTCGACAGCTTGCCAAGAATCCACCACGAGCCGACACCCTTCGCGTTCTCCGGTGCCCAGCCCAACATGCCGACGACATCGCCCGGCCGAAGGACTAGCGCGTTGATCCCTTCGATGATCGGGATGTCGGTAATGGTGATCCCGCGCCACTCCAACGTATTGTGCAACGTCTCGTTGTCCCACGTGAGAATGGTCGCCTGCGAGAACTGCACACCGCGCGAAGGGGACGGCGTCAGCAGTGCAGCCAGTCCGCTGTTGATTCGATCGGTCATACGAGTTCTCCGAATGTCAGAGGGTTACCAGCCGTGAGCCAGATTTCTTGCCACGACGACCACAGCGCCCACACGTCTTCCCACGTTCCTTCAGGGCCGATGATCGCCCACAGCTGCGTCCATGTGATCGTGGCCGGAACGATCGCATCACCATCGGAGGGTGCAACCTGCGTGAACGTGACTGTCCACAACCATTGCGGTTTGCCATACACAGTTCGCGACTGCGTGTAGTCGCCCGACATGACGTAGCCTTCCGGGATGCCGGAGTACGCCACAGGGCAGTCTTCAGACTCGTCGTCGCCAGGTGGCTGCAAGAGCATCAGACCGCCGTACGTCAGCAGTGCGACGATAGCTTGATTCTCCGCGCGCGAGTACGAGATGAACGTCAGCGTGAACGTCGCCGTCGAGCCGACGTCGGCCACGCCGAGAATTTGATGCCGTCCCTTGACGTCGAAGAACGCCGTTCGCGAGCTGCGTTCGAGTTCTTCCCAGTCGACGCATTCAAGCTGGCGGTTGAACATCGGGAACGCGATCGACTTGAGCCAGACTTCATCCTGCTCCGGAGTAATCGACACAGTGTCGGCGATAGTCGCCGGAATCGTGTGCGCCTCCATGGGCCCGAACCACTGCTCATACGCGATACCGCTGGCCTTCACCGCGCGGACGTAGACGCTGTTCCCCGCAACGATGTCGGTGTCGACGACAACGATGCCCCAGTTCTGCGGCTCTGGCGAACCTTCTTGCCACGCCCGCGCGGACAGCGTCGACCCCTGAACGCGGAACCGGACATGCCATGGGATGCCCGGGACCCATGTCCCGATCGGTCCCGAGTCACCGAGCTGCGTATAGACGTTGGCAACGTGCTTGCCGATGCGTAGTTCCACGGCATAGTCGTCGGCCTCGGTTCGGAAGCGCAAGTTCGACTCGTACAGGTCACTCCAACCTGTCGAGCGCAGACCGACACCCCATTCCACATCTGCGTCCAGCAGGTTCGCCGGAGACGGGTAGATCGCCGACCAGGTGATTTCACCGTCTTCTAGGCCGGGAATCGCGCTGGTCTGCATTTCCGCGACGAGCCCGGAGGGCGTAGCGCTGCCGATCACGCCGACGCCGTTGTTCACGTAGACACTGAAGCCAGACCCCGAGCCGCCGAGCGACCAGGTCTGCCCTGTGTTCGAGGTACCCCAGTCGAAGCCGGGAACTGGCGAGATCTCAATGATCTCCGCTGCGGTCCCGACATTCCACGTCTTAGCAGTCGAGTCGACGAAGCTCGTCGTTCCGGCCGGTTGGGCTTCGAAGTCAGGGTTCGCGACGTTGCTGCCCGCGATACTGCTACGCATCTGCGCCGCGTGAATTTGGCCGACGAGCTGTCCGTCATTACCGTCATTCCACGAGCCGACTTCGAGAGGTGACGTGCTGGCGAAGTTGGTGATCGTTCCGGCGAATGTGACCGGAGTTCCCAGCTGTACCCAAGGCCCGTTCACACCGCTGATGCCCGTGTAGAACGTCGCAGTGTGTCCGCCTGCGCCGTTGTCGACGTCCAATGCCATGCGCACCGAAAGTCGACCAGACGAGATCGGAACGGCAACGGTAGACGTCAGTGTCGTCGTAGCCGTGCCGTCCGGCGAACGTGTGAGGCGAAGCTTACCTGTGCTCTCGATCGTCAGGCGGTACGAGCGCTGATTACCCGTGGTGACGTACTTGGAGATCAAACCGCGCTGCGCGCCGCTCCACGTGGTCGTAGCCTCAACGCGGAGATCGATGTCGGTCATGTCATCGAGCGACGCGTGATCGGCCGTCCATGCGTAGCTGTCGGTCGCGCCGGACAGCGAGAGTGCGCCACCGGACGGGTATGCGCGGTCGAACGCGTCGTAGAACGCGGGCTCGATCAGCCGGTAGAAGTTGACGATGTTCGGCGTGTACTCGTAGTCGTCGAGAATCGTCGTCTGCGTGGTCGACAAGAAGCCGCCGCCGCGCACGTCGACCCATGTCGGATCGTCGGCCGTCGACCGCTGCACGCGGTAACGGACGCCGGGAACGGCGTCGACCAGTGTGAGCCGGATGCGCCCGAGATCGTCAAGGTATGTTGCCGTGATCGTTGCCATCGGCTAATTCCTTCCCGTACCGGCACGAGCGCGGCGCGTCAGTGTCTTATTGCTTTGCGTGACACGAGTGTCGACCATCTGCGTAATGGTCTCACTGCCGATCTGCACGATCACTTGAATCGGTGCACCTCCGGTACCTCCGGCTCCGGCCGCTTCGAGCGCAGCCGCAAGCGCGTTGATACCGTGTGAGTTCGACAGCGGGAGCACCATTTCGTCAGGGTGCAGCAGCGCGAGCCCTTGCGCTGTGGTGAATCCACCGGTTTGCAGCATGGGGATGTTCGGCGTCGAGACCGTGAACCCGCCGACGCTGCCTAGCGGCCCGAGATCGACCGAAGGCACACTAAACGACAGGTTGTTCCATCCGCCGATCACGGAGTTAATCGCGGACTTGAAGCCACTCCACAAAGGGGAAAACATCGAGCTAAGCGCACCGCTGATTTTTCCCGGGATGCCCTTCATAAATCCGACGAAACTATCCCAAGCGCTCCGCATACTCGCGATAATGCCCACAGATGCAACTTTCAGGGCATTGAGACCGTTCTTCATAGGGTCAATCGTGGTCGTTTTGATGAAGTTCCAACCGGCTTTGAAAGCGGCTGACAAAGCGTCCCAAATGACTATGATTGCGTCAATACTAGACGAAATACCTACTTTGATGAGATCCCAGA